TCGACGACGCCTGCCTGGCGTTCCTGGAGATCTGCAAGCCCGCGACGACGGCCACGACCTACACCGGACAGTTCACCACCCTGCGTGGTTGAGGGGCTGATCCGTGGCAAAGCGGATCGGCGGTAAGCCCTACAAGAAGCGACTGCTTCCGGGGCTGCCGTACCCCATTCCGATCACTGCCACGGCGGCAGCGGCGGCGGGCGGCTTCGCGTCGCCGGTTGCCATCTGGCCGTATGCGTTCGGCGTCTCGGCTGCCCTCAATGTCGCGGTCGGCCAGGTTCAGGAGCAGGATCAGGCTCAGGCAGTCTCGCTCAATCCGAAGCGACGGCTGATAGCGCAGGTCGTCGAGTCGGACCTCGCTCAGGCGCTCACCCGCCGCAAGGCCCGCGCAGTCGGGCAGGTTTCAGAGACCGACACCGCTCAGGCGCTGACCAAGCGCAAGGCTCGAGCGGTCTCTCAAGCCTCGGAGTCGGACACGGCTCAGGCCCTGACCCGGAACAAGGCCCGGCCGGTTGCCCAGGCGCAAGAGCAGGACACGGCTCAGGCGATCACCGTCAGCACGTCGCTGGTGGTGGCGGTCGGCCAGGCGTCGGAGCAGGATGCGGCCCAGGCGGTCGCCAAGCGCAAGACGCGGGCGGTCGCTCAGGCGTTCGAACAGGACACCGCCCAGACTGTCGGGAAGCGCAAGACCAAGGCCCTGGCCCAGGTCAGCGAGACCGACGCGGCGCAGGCCCTGACTCGCCGCAAGTCCCGCACGCTCGGGCAGGTTCAAGAGCAGGATCAGTCGCAGGCGATCACCCGCGCGGCCTCACTGACGGTCGGCCAGGTCAGCGAGCAGGACCTCGCTCAAGCGGTCGGCAAGCGGAAGACGCGCGCCGTCGCCCAAGTGTCCGAGCAGGATCAGGCGCAGGCGGTGGCCCGCTCGAAGCGCCTGGCGCTGTCGCAGACGTCTGAGCAGGATCTTGCCCAGGCGTTCAGTCGCCGCAAGACGAGGGCGCTGGCCCAGGCGCAGGAACAGGACACGGCCCAGCCGGTCCAGTTCTCGGGGAACAAGACGATCAGCGTCACGCAGGCGCTGGAGCAGGACGCAGGGCAGGCAATCACCCGCAGGAAGACGCGGGCGCTGGCTCAGGCATCGGAGCAGGACGCCAGCCAGGCGATGGGCCGCCGCAAGGCGCGCACGCTGACCCAGGCGGCAGAGCAGGACCTCGCGCAGCCGGTCTCGGTCATCGCCGACAAGACCATCGCGGTCGGTCTGGTGCTTGAGGCCGACACGGCGCAGGCCGTCAGCCCGCGGCGGACCTATGCCGTGGCGCAGGCCCGAGAGCAGGACAGCGCGCAGGCCTTGACCCTGCGGCTGACGTACTCGCTCGGGCTGGCGCTGGAAATCGACCTGTCGCAGGTCATCGAGGTCACTGGAGGCCGTCCCCCGCTGGGCGTTCGGCTGGATCGACAACTTCAAGGGGGAGGCCGACCGCAGGCATCGCAGGTCACGGCGCGTGAGCTTGTCGCCGCGTCGGCCCGGCCTTCCGCCCGCTCTTCGTCCCGCCCCGCCGCCTTGTCCACCCGTCGCCGCTGAACACCATGCCGCTCGCACTCATCACCCCGCCGGCCATCGAGCCGATCAGCCTGGTCGAGGCCAAGCTGCACGCTCGCGTGGACGACTCCGACCGCGACACGCTCATCAACGTGTTCATCAAGTCGGCACGCGAGGCCGCCGAGCACGAGCTGGGCCGCGCACTGATCACGCAGACCTGGCGCCTGACCCTGGACGAGTTCCCCTGCGCCGAGATCGAGCTGCCCAAGCCCAAGGTCCTGAGCATCGTCTCGGTGGGCTACGTGGACGCGGACGGCGTCGATCAGACGGTGAGCAGCGCGAACTACACCCTGGACAGCGCGCAGCTGCCCGGCTGGGTGCTGCCTGCCGAGGACTTCGACTGGCCGGCGACGCGGGCCATCGCCAACGCGGTGCGGGTGGACTTCACCGCCGGCTACGGCCCCGCGGCCACGGACGTGCCGGCCAGCGTGCGCCAGTGGATGCTGCTCCAGATCGGCGCGGCGGTGAAGCAGGCCGAAGCGTTCGCGTCCGGGTTCACGGTGGCAGAGCTGCCCAACCGCTGGGTGGACGGCCTTCTGGACCGCGAGAGGACGTACCTGTGACCGTGGCGATCAGCGCGGGTCAGTTCGACAAGCGCATCACGATCCAGCGCCGGGTGTCCGGCAAGGATGCGCGCGGCCAGGAGTCGACCTCGTGGGAGAACCTGGCGACGCTGCCCACCGTGTGGTCGCGGGTTGAACCCCTGCGAGGTCGGGAGTTCTTCGCTGCCGGCCAGATGCAAAGCGAGGTCACGGTGCGCTTCTCGATCCGCTTTCGCACGGACGTGGAGCCGACCATGCGCGTGCTGTGGAAGTCGCAGCCCTACGAGATCATCAGCGTGATCGACACCAAGGCCGAGGGTGTCCAGCTTGAGCTGATGTGCATGAGCGGGGTCCGCGATGCAAGGTGACGGCATCAGCGCCAAGGTCTC